CGTCAACAACGCCTGTTCCATCAGGGTCAATCGTGATGTTGTTGTTACTAGCAAGACTGCTGATTTTATTTGTCTTTACTTCACTCATGCTAGGTCTCCAATGCTTGTACAATAAGAAGCACTCAAGTCATCTTCTGCTCCTTCAGCACTATCAGTTGAGCCAAAACAAGTGTAGAACTGCACTTGTGATGTAGCCAACGAATTTGCTGTTGAGTCGTTTCTAATGTGTCCAATGTTTGCCATCACACCACCTCTATTTGCACCAGCTTCTCTGGCTCCACCACCGTTAGTAGAATTTATAACGGATGCAAAATGGCATTTATTTGTTGCTGAACTAAAGTTGCTTGTAAAGTTAGAACTAAACTCACCCGTTGCGTGGTCAGTTAGAGTGCTTTGATTTAGCGAACCGTCTGTTGCAGTATCTACTGCATCATAATTTACCCAATGCTTTACGGCCTCTTGCTTAGTCAGTGTAGCCGCACCGCCGCCTGTCGATTGAATGGTATCTGCCTTCAATGTACTCATAGCGTCACCAATGTCCCACCGCTTTCAACGGTTAATGTAACACCAGAAGCCACAGTAAACGGACCAGTTACATTGGCGTTCTCTGTAGCAAGGATGGTTGTATTTGCTGTAAGGGTTTGTGCGTTGGTACGGAACAGACCACCTGCCTTAAAGTTGCCCTTATTCTCAACGGCTGGTGTAACAGTACCTACCTGCGGTGCGTTGTAGTTAACAAAGATATTACCCGTGCCAGAAGAAGGAGCGGCAGTAAATGTTAGTGTCACGCCATCCGGTATTGTGTACGCCGCGCTATCCTGAATAACACCGTCCACAGAAACCAAAACATCCTGCACGGATGAAACGGTTGTGTTTAGTGTAAATGTTGTATCGCTACCGTCACCGTTGAACCTCTGAACTGCCGGGACGGATTGAAAGTTAGCGGGGACTTTCTCACCAAGATACGGCATTAGGTTATCTCCATCACTGATAAGGCTACGTCAACAGCACCTGTGGCTGAGACTTTAATTTCATCGGTTGTTTCAAGCACTACCTTATTACCTGCAAGCATTTCCAATGAAGAAGCCGCTGGGATAGGCGCGTTAGTCACAAGTTCAACAGCTTGGTTGGCTTCGTTGTTTGCCCCTGATCGATTAGATGTGTCCGTGTTTAATGTTACAGTTGATGTAATCTGACTTGTGGTTGTGTTACCTAAGATCAGACCAAGCACAACTGTAGTGGTGCCACTAGCGGCAGTATAGATAACATCCAGAGATGTTACACCAGCCTTCGTGATCACCTTAAAAGTGTTAGCCATTCTTCTTCTCCTTTAGCCCAAGGCTATCGCTAAAGCTGTCGCCTCGTTAGCCGCATCAGTAGCTGTTGTACCACCAATATCTGACAGCACTTCTGATGTGGATCTACTTTCTAGCCCACTTGATGTAAATCTTGCGTACTCATCGTCTGCAACCGATGCACTGTCTATCTTCACCGCGTTGGTATTAGATATGCCAAATGTCAGTGATGCCTGACCACCAATATCTGACAGCACTTCCGCCGCAGATCTACCTTCTATGTCCGTGCCGTTTACACGTAAAAAGTCATCATCCGCTACACCAGATGTAAACTTAGGTACATTGGTGTTTGATATACCTGTGTCTAAAACAGCCGCAGTTCCCAAGCCCAAGCTTGTTCTAGCTGTTGCACCAGACTCCGCTACAAAGTTACTGCCATCACCAACTACAAAGTTACCGTTTGTGACAGCCAGACCCGCCACATCCTGTAGTTGTTGATCAAGTCTCGCATTTGCAACTGTGCCGGACGCTATGTTGCTAGCGTTGAGTGCTGTCAACGCGCTAGCATTAGCGGCGACTAAGTTACCACTCGCATCAAGGAACGACATCTTCTCCGCAGGGAGTGTGCAGAAAATAGTCTTCGTGCCAGATCCCCAGTTAACAGCGTTATCGCTGTTACTAGATTGCAGAATCGTAGTTCTTGCTAACGTAGTTCCAGAAGCCGTGTATGTGCCGATACCAACCTCGAAGTTGGTGCCATCACTACATCCGTAATAGGTGGTGTTACTATTACCCACACTACCAAAAGACTCAAACCCAGTCATTGCCCCGGCTAATGTATATGTGCCAGTTCCTGTGGTTGTAGTCGTTTCTTTTACACGATCTCTAAGAACAAGTGCCATGTTACTTCAATTCTATTGAAAAGTTACCTGCATTGATACGGAATATATCACCTGTTGCGATTGTCTTGTTAGCATCCAAAGCACCTACAAACAGTATATTACCGCTTGAAGAGGCATCTGCTACGAAGGCATGTGTGATTGTGTTGCTGGTTCCGCTAGACGCTGGAAACTCAATATTAGCTGAGTTAGTAGCTGTCTGAGCATCCGTGCTAACGGCTGGAACTGTCCAAGCTGATGCGGCTACCTGTTGTCTGGCATAGTTTCCAAAGGTAGCCTCTGTCACAGTGCCACCCTCTGCACTGCTAACAGCAGTGGCAAGGCCAATATAAATGCTGTCGCCCGGGCTAGCAAAACTTTCCGTGTTATTTTTAAACAAGAACTGCAATATTTCATGTTCGAGATAGGTGGTTGCTGCGTTTGATGTTGCCATCGTTTACTCCTTATGAACGGGGTCTGTCTGGTAAGCCCCTGCGATACGCATCGCTGTTTTCTCTGGCCTCTGCCAGATCCTTGATCCTAGAAACGGCTTCTTGGAATTGTTTTTCATAATTAGCCATTACATCTTGCTCACCCTTCATATAAGTATATGCTTCTACAAGCGAACCGTAAAGCATGGCATTAGAAGCGTTTTCGCTTAACCATGTTGTACCAGAATCTGCTCCCGCCGTTAATGACGCCGGAGTGTAGTAATAATGTAATTCAACTACATAAGCACTATCTGGGGTAGGAGCTAAAATAAAGTTGTCTATGTCAAAAAAAGCATAGTATTTCGGCACGCCCTTCGTTGAAGGATTTGGGTTATACTCTTGTATAAAGTTAACATCTTTTTGAAGTAGAAATTGTTTCTCGCTGTTTACTGTTACAGACAAAGAAAAAGAAGATAAATAGTCTGAAGGAACAGAAAGAAAAGGATCCCCAGCTACAGAGCTAGTTAAAGAACTGGTAGCATTTTTTCTAAAAACTTCTAAATCAACAAGTTTAAAAATACGATTTTCTGTGTTTTTAATAAACGTAGGAAGATTTGTTACAAAAGAAGACTCAGTGTTCTCTGTAAAATCTTGAATTGCTGTCTTTAGCTGGGCATATGTATAACTCATTTAATTCTCCAGCGTAACGGGACCTGCTGTAGCAAAAGCGCCACCACCCGTTTTGTTGCCAACATTTGCAGTCTCTGACGAAACAGTAAACGTATAATTGTTCGCATCTACAACCGTTATTGAATAACCAGAATCAGATTGCAAAACATCAACTGAAAATCCATCAAAAGCAGAACATTTTCTAAACCTTACTATATCACCGCTACTTCTACCATGATTAGGTTCGTTTACAGAAATAACAGAGGAACCAGAACTAGAAGACAAAAATGGATTTATGCCAAGTATATTAGCAACAGCAGGCTCCGTTCTTGTATCTGGTCTTGGGTTTCTTAAAGCCTCTGCGTCAGGCAAATGTCTAATTGGCTCTAACTGAGGGTGTTTAGACTCCCATTCATCTTTCCCAACAAGGAGGCCATTCCACTCTTGCCTCATATCTCGAAGCCTGTAACGGAATCCTGATCTATCAGAAAGTCCAAATGCGTCTTTACCTGTAGCAAATCTAGGCATTATCCCACCCTGTAATACTGCAAGTTAGGTGCTACACTAAATGAAGCTCTGTCTCTATCTTCAGATTGAGCTCTGTCAAACTCTTCATCGTATATAGCTTTTAAAAGTTGCACTCTGTCAGGGGCTCTCTTTAAAGCAATGTAGTATGCTAATCCAGCCGCTAAACATGGGTAAAATCTAAATGGAACGTCCATAGTGTTTGTATAGGTATCAGCATCGTTAATTCTGGTTAAACAATCAAAAACCAGTAAATCACCAGATAAAGAGGCGACGGTCAAAGTCAAATCATTTGCAGTGGTTGCACCACCCAAACTGGTTCCAGCGACTGTTATTGTATCACCCACAGCGTATCCTGAACCTACAGTGGTAACGCTATCTACTGAATAACCGCCAGCACCGTCAGTGCTTACTGTAAACACTGCGTTAATTCCAGTTCCTGATGTGGATGCTTGAGTTACCCCGGTAAAAGTTGCTGTTCCAGTTGATGTTCCAGCATCCGTAACAGTTCCAACTCCACCAGCATTATTATCAGGCAGTGGCCATATATTAATAGTTGGTGTTATCTGTCTATCAATAAAAAACTGAGTTGGTCTTGATTGAGTTGTTTTACTTGGTATGTTTGTATATGTGTCACGACTAACACGAGTCATGCTGTAATCAGTATTTGATCTTCTTACAACCATAGACAAAACATCTATTACATCAGCGCCAAGATTATACGACCCATCTGCCTGTGTTAGATGTTGCGTTCTTTGCTTTATAGTCCATTGATTTAAACCCCTGTTTGCCCAATCAGCAAACAGAAGATTTAATGATCTTTTGGCTGTTTTTAAATCGTAGCCTGTGCGAACTTCTATACCACAACGCTCAAAAGCTTCTTCAATGTAATCACTTACATCTAGCTCAAAGTCGCTGCTTCCTGAAACAGCCATTATTTATTAACCTTACCGCCGCGCATCATGCCCATAGCCATGGCCTTGCGAGGTGATACTGCTTTTGCGGCACCGCCACCTCTCATTCGCTTTGGGGCAACTTTCCCACCGCCACGCATGCGTCTAGCTTGTTTTTTTGCACCCGCCATTTTGATGTCTCCTGTATCTACGGTTTAAAATTAAATTCACATAATCTTCAGGGTCATAATTTTTATAGTATCCCACTTTTTCCAGCTTTTGACTAGCATCATCTAATTCTGACAATCTTTGTATGAATACCATCGTAAAATTAGTTTGAAAAGCAAGCAGCCAAATATCCATTTTATTGTAAGCAAACCACTCATTCATCGCAATACAAGCTGCTTCGACTTCTTCATATGTCTGTGATGGCTCCTCTTCTAAACAGATTATAATTGAATGCTTATCACTAAAATTCTTACATTGTGCCGCTATAGTTTCCCATAAGTCTTGCCTACTAACGCATTCAACTACCTTTAGCTTATTTTCATTAAAAGCTTTTTTTGCATAAGGACAAGGAGCAAAACCCAAATCAGGGTCTAACACACTCAAATCATTCATAACCCAATCTTCAATTAACTTTATTATTTCTTTCTTTTCTTTAATGACTTCACCCTTCTTGGTTTACCTGCTGGCTGCCCAAGCCTCTTTTTTTGCGACACCCTACTACGCTTCTCAGCGGCTGTCATTTCTTTGGTTGTTTTCGGAGTTTTCGAGGAAACTCGTTTACTGGGGCGACAATATGGAGTACCCCGTTTTTCACCCTTGCCACGGCCACACGCTTTTCCTGTACGGACGTCTTTCCAGTCTTCTTTAAACCATCGTTTAAGTGCGGCACCTTTTTTCGTCTTTCTTACAGCCATTAATCAAGTGCTCCTTTTATGCTTTCCATAGTTTCCTTCAGAGACGCTCCTGATGGATTTGGATTGTATTTACAAGCATACTGTCGTTGACAGCCAAGATAAAGTTCTGTTGTGTGACTTTCTTGTGTGTTGTTGGCACCTTCATAAAAACACATTATTTGTGTCTTAGAGATTTTTTCTGTGGCGGCAAGTCTGCAAGTTACCATTTTTTGATTATCCGCAAATGCCTTGAAAGCAACAACAGCTATTAACCCGAAGGCAATAACGCCCATAATTAGATAAAACAACATGCTCAAGCCATCAAAAATTTCCTTACGTTGAGCCGCTTTTTCTAACGCTACTTGTTTTTGTCTTTCCTTAACGGCTTGTATCCGTCTGGCTCGTTCCTCAACAATGCTTTTCCATGTTCCGCTACCAAACCTAAGATCAACGAGCATAGACACTTCATATAGTTTTTCTTGAGCCAGCTTTGCGTCAATCATCTCACTGGCAACACCGCCAATGCCATCCATTGCACCAACACCAGAGCGTTTATTTCGTTCTTTATTTACCTGTGATTGACCCTCAAATAGCTTATCTATATAGCCAGCGATTTCTGAAATATCATTCGCAGTACCAATGGCAGATTTAATTGCATCTGTGGCCCCTTTGACGAGTGCGATTCCAGCAAGGGCGGTAGATATTGGTTCCATTAATACACCTTTGTATCTTTATCTACCGTAGCTGGCAGGCAGTATGCTGTTATTTGTGATCCTTGTTTATGCAATGTCTGAGCGTACCATGTACAATCATCTAAGGATTTAAAATACATATCGTTGCTAACTAATCTCTTATCCTCTGATCCAATAAAAACAAACAGCAAAAATACATGAATCATACTATTCTTGTTTTCTTACGCCCCTTTGATTTTGCACACCCATAACCACGGCTTACAAGACCGCCATCTTCCATTTTTTTAGCTTTATTACCCCAGTTTTTAGCTCCAACTTTTCTACATTTAGCAATAGCCCCTGAAGCATATGCGCTTGGAAAAACTTTGTAACGTGATTTTACTTTTTTATAACAAGCATCTTTTGGCATTTTAGAACCCCTTTTGAATGGCGGATCTGATATTTGTTTTGGGATCGAACTGCGCGAGATTGTCATCGTATGTCCTTCCTGTAAATTCTTCCCACATAGGCAAAAGCATATTGTTATTTGCCTCTACTTGAACAGCAATAACAGCGATAGTTTTATCTACATGAATTAAAGTAGTCGCAATCCATCCTAAAGAACTGACGCAAACTCCAACAAATGCTACAAATAAAGTGCCTATTACCAGTTCTTTGCTTAACATTTCCAACGCTTTCTCGCTTGACGCAAACGACTATTAGGAT